TATCTGTTACTGAAATTATTTCTATAATATCTGTATTTGATAATTTAACTTGTGAATATTTTTCAGCTGAATTAAATGTAAATGTTTCTGAAGCTACTGTACCACTCTCTACTTTAACTTTTTTCTTCAATAACCATTTTGTTGGTGTAGAACCGTCTTTTTCAAATATAGTAGTTTCACGTGGACTATATGAACTCGTGAATTTGAAATTACAATCTTCTACTGTTCTAAATGTTGTTCCTGTAGAACTTGCCTTTACCGTCATTCCAGATTTTACATTTAATGCATATCTATAATCTGGTTTATTATTTACTGCCGGAATTGTATGAAATACATCTAACACTGCTGATGCTGGTGATGTTGTTTTAGGTTTGTAACCAAATGATTGTGCTATGTTATAAACATTTCTTTTTTCTTCAGCATAAGCTAATAATGATTCTCTAAATGTAGAATCTATATAATAAGAAAGTACATCTCCGACATAGGCTGCCATTTCTATGAACATCATACCAGGTGAAGCTTCATTAAAATCATTATAAGTATTTGGAAAATACTGTTTAGCAAATTCTATAAGATTATCTCTAAAATCACTAAAATCTTTATTAAGATAATTTACTTCTTTAACTACGTTCTTTTTTATACTTGTTCGAGCCATTTATATTTCCTATTTAAGTTATTGAATCAAATGCTACTAATACAGTATTTTCTTTAAATGATTCAATAGTAATTGAATATTTTATTTGTACATAAATTTTACTTGCGTTACCATCATCCGTTAAAACTTCTATCTCATTTATAATAATATAAGGTAACCACTGTTCAACTGTATTTTTAACATCTAACTCAATTGATTCAATTAACTCATCATCTACTTGTTCAAAACAAAGTCTTCTTAAATTACTACCAAATTCAGGTTGATATGGTCTTTCTCCTCGTTGAGTTAAAAGTAAATTTGTTAAATTATACTCTGCTTGTTCAAAAGAAGACTTTGTTAATTCAAAATCTGTATTAGTACCTTGTCTAATAGGATATGTTAATCCTATATAAACATCTGGATTTAAATCTAATTCTTTTGCACTTGAAGCCATCTACTTATCCTTTTTTATCCATAGCTTTCATTAAACCACTGTAATCTCTTGTTAAAGCATTTGTTACGTGTTCAGGAACTTCTTCCAACGATTTACCTGCTTTTTGAAGAGTATCTACAGCTACCATATCACGTTGAACCTCTTCTGATTTACCATACCCCATAAGTTCACTCATACGTGAAGAATCAAATGTCCCGCCACTTAAAGTCGGATAGTCACCAGATTGGTTTTCTGAGTTAATTAATCCAACTGTTTCATTTAAAGCTTTATTTAAAGATTTATTTTTAGTGAAGTGTTTTTCTCTATTTGGTTTCGGTTTTTGTGGAGCTACGCTTTTTAATTGAGTGTTAGTCTCCTCTTTAATAAATATCTTTTTTATTTCTTTTTTAACTTCTCTACGAACTGCTTCTTGTATGATTTTTTGTAACTCTTGTTTAGTCATAATTAACTCCTTACAGGTTTTTTATTTTTTCTAATGTTTCTAATTTTTCCATGTCAACATCTATGTTTGATATATCTGGTTTTGGTATATCAGGTAATTTTACTTTAGGGATTTCAGGTATTTCTGGTATCTTAGGTAAATCTGGTAATTTAAAATTTGGGTCTGCTGTCATTACATCCATATTTAAAAATTCTTTATTTTTTATTTGTTGTACAATATCTGCTGTCCCTTCAGCAATATCTTTTAATGCTTTAGGATTAGCTGCAGCTAATTGTGGTAAACCTGATAATACTTTGCCAAGTGATGCAATTAATTCAAATAATTTTTGACCATTAATTGTTGGTATAAATAATGCTCTTGGGTCACCCATCTTTATAGTTTGACCTTTAGCTGCTTTTATAAAAACTTCATCACCCTCTAATACTAAATTTTTTGAGGCTCTAATATTAACATTTCCATTTCTACCATTAAATATTAATTTATCAGAATTTACAATAATACTATTACCACTAGCTTCTAAAGGACTAAATTTATCATTTGAATTGTTTATAAGATACTTTTTATCTGTAGATAAATATATAGAATTTTTATCTTTATTAATATCCTCTTCTATTGGACCTCCACGATTAACTATATTTTTCATACTTTTTACATCGTCTTTATCTCCTGATTTAATCACTCCCTGTAAATCAGTTCTTTGTCCAGAACGAATTTTTATAACTGGACTATTACTATTACTTCCTAAATTTATAGAATTACCGAATCTACCATGAAGTATTAAATCACCTTCTTCTGCTTTTACTTGTCTAATAGACCCATTTCTTTCAAATCTTTTTCCAAATTTTGTTAATGTAGTTGGTGGTGTTTCTCCAGTTCCTATATAACTTATACCAGGAACTGAATTTTCATTAGGTGAATTAAAACTATTTAATGTGTTCCAATAATAACTTTTACCATTATAATTAGCTACAACAACTAACTCACCAACAACAGGATAATTTTTTATTTTTGGGTCTACTGGTCTTACTAATTGCGGACTATCTTCTGGTTTTATACTTTGAGCTTTATTAATTACAAACCTACCTGCTACAGCACCATAATAAGAATAATCTGGATGTCCGTCTTTTTGTTTTGGTAAGTCTTCATAATCAACTAAAACTTTAGTTACTTCAAATGTTTCTAATTCATAAAAATCAAACTGTTGATTATTAATTTGTTGTTTAATTAGACTAATTACTTTACCAATTGTAGGAACACCACCAGGTATGCTTGTAGTTGTATCCTGAGATATTTTTTGTCTATAAGCCATTTAGTTAACCTTTTTTACATTTTCTATTTTACTATGTATTTTATCTGATTCCATTTGTATATCTTTTATACTATCCTCTAATCCTGTAAGTAGTTGTTCTTTTTCTTTATCTGATAAACCAAATTCATCTTCTGAACTAACTCTGTTTTCAGCGGAAATAAGTCGTTGTACAATACCAGCCATCTTAACAAGTTGGTCATCATTTTTAACATTAATTTCCAGATACTCTTTTATCATAGGTACTATCTGTACGGCTGTATCACCGTCTTTAATGAACTGAACAAGTTCTTTTGTTAATACGTCAAGTTGTTTACGATTAAACTCTGTATTTTTGTATATATCTTTAAATAAAGAGGAAAGTGATTTTCCCTCAAAGATTTCATAATCTATAGCCATAATTCACCTTAAATGTTATTACTCAATAATAAATATTATATAACCTAAAAACATTGATATATAAATATATATTGAAATTTATTATTTATTGTTATAATAGTTATTATTGAAGGTTTCTTGGTTGTTAACTGAGAGACCTTTTTGTTTCTAACTAACGGGAGAAAACCATGAAGGAACTCATAACAATGATCAATGGATATGTAAATGACTTAGCTCATTTACTATTATCTTTTGTAGCTATAGGTGCTGTTTCTGAAGTAATTTTTGGAACTGGTATCTTTGGCGTTAATGTTATAGGTAACCTGACATCCATCATAAACAAGTTTGGCGAATCGGGTTTCGCCGGACTCGTCGCCTTGTTGGTGTTGGTGGGTTTATTTCGTAAGTAGGTACGGAATAGTTTGATAGTCCTACACTATTAAGCACGTAAAAGGGGAACTGAAAAGTTCCCCTTTTTTTGTGGATAAAACTTCAACCCTAATACGGCTGACCTAAGTTTGTTAATGAAGTCTTATATTTTATAACAAGACAAGCTCCATACATCTTTAACTATCCGTAAAGTCGAATCTCCAATCGTTACTCTTTACTTGTCTTGTTAGTTGGTGGAGCTGACAGGGATCAAACCTGCGACCTCCGCAGTGCAAGTGCGGCGCTCTCTCAACTGAGCTACAGCCCCGTAACCGATAAGGGAATCGAACCCCTATTACCAGGATGAAACCCTGGCGTCCTAACCATTAGACGAATCGGCCATTATATTTAATATTTAGGAAAAAATATTATCTGTTCTTACAATCAAATGTTGAACAATCTCATTCAACAATCCTTTTGCTCGGTCTGATTCTTTTGTATCTGTAATACCCAATAGTTCGAATAATTCATTCTCTTTATTCGTAATGTATTCATCTCGATCTATTGGTTTATTGTCTTTCCAATTTGACAATTTCATATTATTCTCCTTTAATATTTAGGTGAAAAGATTTTCTTAGCACCTCTAACTACTCTTGTAAGAAATCCATTATCTTGTGTAGTAGTTTTTGTTTTACGAGTTGTTGTTTTTCTCGTTGTTTTTTTTGGTTTTGACATCTTATATCTCCTTTAAAATATACTTCCTGTATTAGATGTATCTATTTGTCCCGTTTGGCTAAATTCTGCCATCATGTTAAAATAAAACTTTTTCATTTGATTCACAACTCGCGTAATATGTTGAGTATTAGAACCTGTCATTTCACGAATCATAATATACAAAGCTTTTTTATTAAAATTTTCTATATTTTGTCTTTTACGAAATAATTCCAAAACAGAATCTGCCACTAATATATCTTTTTGTCTGTGGAAAATATTTGTAATATTATTTTCCCAATAATCTAACATCTGGTTTACAAATTCTCTATTAAATTCTGAGGCTTCATCTATTACGGTTTCTGACCGTATATTTCGTTTAAAATCTAATACATCAATACCATCATGTATTTTCATTTTTTTATAATTGTTATTGTTGTTTAATATCAAATAATTTTTCCCAACTACAGAAAAATATGAAAACGCTCTTCCTTTATCTGGATTATATTTAGGCATTTGCATTACCATAAAAGATACTACTTCGTGTTTAACTTCTGTAAATGGATAATCAAAGTAATAAAACTTAAATGTGTGAATTAAGTTTTCTGCCATTTTATCAAATGCTGCAGCAATCTCCGTCCTATATATTTCATTTTTAACTGCAGGATTTGTTGATTCATTATATCTAATAACCGCATCCTGAACTGGTTGTCCGAAATACATTTTACTCTTTTTTCTTCTTTTTTTCTTCACTTCTTTAACGGGTTTCTTCATTGCCTCTACCACCTTTTTAGATTGTTGTTTAGCTAGCATCTACTTATTATTCTCCTTTTAACGTACTTAATTGTTTAGTTGTATCTTTTATTTGTTTAAATATTGTACCCACTTCATCGTCTGCTTCAAAATGACCAGTAGAATCAATTTCTTTTAAATCATCTTGAACTCGTTGGATTCTTCTAGTAAATGTTTCTACCCAAGTTTCAAGTAATTCTGTTTTTCTAAATAAATTCCAAATTACATATCCTTCAATAAGTACAAATAATCCTAATATTATTTCCACTATCATCATTTATCTCCAAACAATTCATTAAATAAATCCTTTGATTTCTCAGATAATATATCAGGTGTTTTATTTTCTGATATTGCTTTTTTAATATTACTTACTGATTCTTTTTCTTGTTCTTCTCGTTCTACTTTTAATTCGGGATTTAAAATTTCTGAATAATTTATATCAGAATCTTTACTAAACATATATTGTTCTTTTTCTAATCTTGTAGCCATCATATCTGCTTGATGTAAAATTAAAGGTAAATTAGTTTTAAGATTTTTACCTTCTCCGAATCCCATTAAATATCCTTTATTAGCATCTTCATACATACCATCAGTAAGTCTTAGAGCGAGATATTCTATCTGAGTCATATCAATACCAAAATGATTCAATAAATAAACAGCTCTATCTGTAACTGTCATAAAATGTAATTTATCATTGTAATTATACATCTTACCTTGATTGATTCTATGCCATTCTGATTCATTAGGTACATAATAATTTTCTGTCAAGTCTCCTAATTTTCCTAAATCGTGATGAAGAGCACAAAAAATAACTGATTCTAAAGTATACTCTTCAGTATGAGCTCCCATCTTTTTCCACATTTTATATATTTTTTTAGCACACTTAGTTATGTTTAATATATGGTCAACATAGCCTCCTGGCCAAGCATTGTGATAATATACAACCCCACTTGCAGGAGCAAACATTGCTCTTTCTTCAAAGTGGTGATACATTCTAAGAAGATTTTCTCTTCGTTCACTTCCATCTTCAAATGTATCCTTTATTATTTGAATCAGTTTATCCCAATTCTCTTGTATTTGTTCTGGTGTTAATTTCATTTTATCTCCTTAAAAAAATTTATGTTTAGTATTAACATTTGGTTCTTTTTTAGTATTACTCATTTTCATATATAGCTGTTTATATTTCTCGAATACTGTATTCGGGTCGTCGCTCTTTACCATTTCATCTATTGACCTTAGTATCTTATATACTTCTCTATCTATTGCTTGCTTCAAAATATAATCGTGCCCATAAACCAATTCAGTAACCATTCTAATTGCGTCTTTAAACACATAAAAATTATGTAATCTCATACCCATTGTACATTGTGTATTCCAATCAGCAACATCTGTCCAAGAAACTAATCCTTTAAGTACATCATCAAATGCTGTCATTCTAGGCCAATCTTGATTGGGTGTTTCTCTAAACCAATCTATAATATCTGGATTATGCTTTTCATTAGGAAAATTTAACGATTCAAATGTACCTTTCTTAATACTAAATCTTGTATAATATGTACCAAAAACAACAGCTCTATCTGGTGAAGAACTATCTGTAGTTACAACTATCTTAGAACCTATATCTTCTAAAGATTTTTGTAATTGTATCAACATTAAAAAATCTCTAATCTTAGAAGTACCTAAAATATGAAAGTACTCATTACGTGGATTTAAATGTTCTTTACCCTGTAAAAGAGAATAAACTCCTGACATAAACCGATAAAGACTTCCTCCAGCACCACCAATACCCCAACCATTAAAGTCAAAATCTTTTACTTGATTATACCAATGTTTATAGGTATGTTCATCGTCTCCCTGTACAACATTTAGAAATTTTGTTGACCCATCTTGTTTCTCTTGAAAATATTTAAAGTTGTCTAAACTAATATCTAAACACTCTTGAAATTTACCTTCATTCTTTAAACGGGGCGGTAAGTCTAAGTTCATAGCTACATCAGTATTTACAGATAACCAATTAAAAATTTTATCTCTATATTTTAAATCCCATTTTAAAGCTCCAGAAGCAAATTGGAATCCACCCGAATCACCCATTACAAGATTATCATCAGTTAATCCCATTTTATTTTTATAATCTTGAACTGACATATGAGCGCCAGCTGTAATTAATAATTGTTTATGTTGAAACTCTTTAGGAAATTCATCAGTATAAAATCTAATTGTCATATTATTTCTGAAACGATGGTCTTTTACAAAGTTAGAACCCATTTCACCTGCTGAGAATGATGGGAAATAAATAAAGTTAGTTTTAATCATTAAACCACCTTTGAATTCCCTCTTGATAATCTCTAGCCACTATAGGAGGTTTAATATCACCATATATTACATCTGATACCATATTACATGCGTCATCAAATGTATCATATAAATATTCTTCACTATACAATTCTGGATAAACTAATCTATTTGGAAGTATGGGTACGCAACCCAAATAAACTGCTTCTGCAATGCTATACCCAAAATTTTCTTGAAGAGCAAAACTCACAACAACTTTTGCTTTAGCTAATAATTCATAATATTCTTCTTTAGAAAAATTATGTTCAAGTGTATTAATAAACCTAATATTATTGTCTCCAATTTTATCTCTCATTTGTTTAAATAACCAAGGTTGTTTCTCATCAACATTTCTACCTGAAAATATTACTATGTTTTCTTTTTTAACCAGTTTAACTTTATCTAAATTTTCTGCATCTAATGGAAGTCCAGTTGGAATAAGTTTATCGGGAATTATCATTCTCTTTTTTACAATATCATCTTTTATGAAATCACTACCACAATAAATTTCATCAGCTATATCAAATAAAGTGTCCTCGAAGTTTTTAGCCCAACGTTCCATATCTCTAACAAAATCAGTATCAGTCCAACTACCTGCATGAATAAGTCCTCTTAACTTTACATCTTTCTTGGCAAAATAATTCATGTAAGCTATACTTTCAGGTAAACCTGGATGCCATAAATCAGAACTCCAAATAATATCACCTGAGTCAATTGTATCTTCACGATATAATCTAGCTACTTCTGCTATTTGAGCAGCTTTAAATCTAATTGTAAATTCTGCATCAAGAAAACTTCCCGCTTTCATTGTTTGTGGACTTGGTATATCAGGATATACTCTAATATATTCTTTTCCAGATTCATCAAGATATTTTAATATATCTCTATCCATATGAACTGTATATCTACTTTCAATATGTTCTAATGGTAGATAAATTATTTTACTCATATATTTCTGCTCCATTTTCATTATCTTCAAATACTGAACAATAAGTTAAATCAAATTCTTCTAATAATTCTTTTGCTAACATCTCACACGATTTTGCTTTAAAATTACACAAATCATATTGTTTATCATAGTATTTAGTTTCAATATATTTTTTTATTTTTCTTTTAAATACAATAAACTCTACATCTCTATCATCGTGAAATACTTCTTTTTTAACTTCAATGTGGAACATATGTCTATGTGGTGATTCTAAATACACCATTGTTGGTTCATATTTACTTGCGTCTGACCACCAATGTAGTCCTTCGACTTGTAATCTACATATTATAGTTGTTTTCATTTTAAATAGTCCTGTATTTCATTTGAATCTTCTGTTTCCCAAGGATAAACAATCCATTTGTCACCTTTATTAATAACTGAATACTCTGGTTTAACAATACTTTGTTCGTGTTCGTGAATTGTTACTATATAAGAATCTAAAAAAGTATCCTCAT